GCTAGAAGTCGGTTGACTTGTAGCTCCGCATTCGGATTTCTCTACCAGGACGGTAGGTCGTAAGTGATGACCTCCACTCAGCTAGTCGGGTAGCCTTGGCATTAATTTCGGCCTGCCGCGCGCAGATATCTGCGGCGACTTCCATAAAATTAACCCCCGGATTGTCTTCCGAGTTTGAGGTGGAGGATGGGGATCCTCCACCCGCTGGTGATGGATGAGTCATTGCATCTAAGAGGACCGGTCCTCCGTATGCTGGCATCTGATCCAAATCCGTCTTGGACGGATCTGGTGCCCAGGCTTCCGGGTTAGCCTTTGTATAGGCAGCCAATGCGGATGCTAAACGCGATTTGGCCCTCTTCCCCTGGTTCGAAGGTCCCAAAAGGGCCGAGATCAGGGGCGACTCACCGTAGTGTCGGAGGCATAGCTCTTCAATTCGAGCTACCGGGATCGATACAGCATCTACAGTTGTGTCGGGAGTACCTTCTCTCAAAGTTTCATTACTAAAGAGAGGTGCATACAGTGGGACCTGCATTGGTCCGGCTATCCACGGTAAGTTTCCGAGTTTGGTCCCGTCATAATCAACTCCTGCTTTGTGCGGGATGATATTATGTTGGGGCCCTTTCATGACCCGTTCGAGATCTTGGGCAGCTCCTGGCTCCCCGCTACAATAATGGGGAGTCAGTATATGCTCAATCCGGCAGGGTAACTCCGAATTGATCTTGATCAGATGATCAAGTATGCCTTCGATGAACTGCAGTACACGCTCGGGAGTGGCTCCCCGCATATCGCGGGCCCATGAGCCACGCCCCGGAGAACCACCTGCCCACCATCCCAGGCCCCCCGCTCCCCATGTGATCCGATCGATATACGCCTTGGTCTTCACAGACGACTCCTTTAGGGAGTCGGCGTGATCCATCAATACCCGTATACTGTCAACGTCGAGCAGAAGCTCGACCTCCGACTCGTGCCATGCTAGTGAAACTAGTTGGCGCCAACGTCGGAGAAGACCGAGACGACCTCGCTGAGCATGCTCAAGCTGATCGTAGAAGATCAGCAGCAGCTGTACGCAGAAGTCAGGAGTCAGAGAGCCGAAGGTCTGAACTGGTTTCAGGACGTGAGTCCTTAACCAATCACTAATGACCTGGGTGTTTAACGTTTTGGCTCTTCCGAGAGCCAGAGGGTTAAGCGCTACAAGGCTTAATGCACTGACAACTCCGTGCGGTGTCGGAGCTTGAAGCTCCGACTGCAACGCAGTCCATACAGATGGACCCACCATGTTCCGAAGAACGGTGTGGGTTCTTTCCTCAGTTCCTATGGCGTACCATAGGTCAGTAACTCGAGAGGCAAGGGACACTCTGGCTGGCCAAGACGCAGCTAACAGCTCCTCCTTCAGAGAAAGAGGGCTAACGTTCGTAGATTTCCAATAGGTTTTATTCGCGAAGTTGATAAGTCCTACGGATGTAAAACTTTTCGCGAGACCTACGGTTATCCCGAACGCTTCACAAAGCTGCAGATACTTCAAGGCCACCTCCTCAACGGCAATGACAAGGTCATCACCTAGGACGAGATAGTCGAGAAAGAACCCTGATCCACCCACTTCCAAGTGGGCTAATTGCACTAGGAAATGGTGCACCCAAGCTAACGATGCCCAAGACGAGTATGCCCCCATGGGCTGACCTCTCGTATATCGTACCCTCGAAGGGTACCCGGCCTCCTGCGCGTCATCTGGTGTTTCGTACCAGCGGTCTGTAAGCAAGCATGCCCATAACTCCGCTATCGGTTTCCCTAATAGCGGGGTGAACATCTCTACATATAAGGCCATCGGGATTCGGTCTGTTGCGTTCTTAAGATCGTAACAGAAGAATTTCCGATCGGGCCCTAACCGCTCCACGAAACCTTTGAGGACCCCCTCCTGATCCCATGTGGCATCAGTCGGGAGCCCCCTTAGCATTTCAAGGAGCCAATCATGTAGAGGCTTGAGGATCCACTGCGTCCAAATGTCAACCATAGCGACGGGCCGGATCTTACCTGCCGCTTCTCTCAACAGAGCGAGCGAGCCTAGAGCGAAGGTATGCGGGGGATGCTTAGCAGCATCCCAAAACCGATTAGCTGTAGTCATCGCCGACGTGAACTTCTGGGCGAAATCGTCCAGTCTCCAAAGAGCACAAAGCTCCAGGATATAGTTCCTTGGTGACAAACTCCATGCTAATGCGTCCGCACCCTGTCTCCACCAAGCGAATGGCCCATTGGGTCCGGACTTCATTGAAATCCGACCATAGGCTGTCGTTGGTCTATAGACAGGTACATACCCTAGCTGGGATGAGATTCTTTCCCAGAGCGTGATGACATGTTCCGAAAACTGACCAATATCCCCCATGAACGGAGGTGCTGTCACTGAATCCAGGGATCCCTTCAGAGTATGTGGGCCAGAAATGGCTTTATACATATTCAGAAGTGACGCCCACCAACGTATGGTGGGTAGAGATCCCGAGCGGATTGCTTGGCGCACCTCTAGGGGGAAGCAAGTCGGAAGTCCATGAGTCAGTCGGATCCTTGAACCCAAAGCTTGTGTAGACGTCAGAGGGTCACCCCCTAAATAGCTATAAAGGCAAAATAAATATATTTTAAGCCGGGCTATTGTGGTGGTTACCCCCTGGTTTACAACTAGATCCTGAAGGTGCGATCCCAGTTTCGAAAGAAGGCCGAGTCTGAACCCTGGCCGACCCAACTTGGTGTAGTGCATGAGGGCTCTGCCCCACACGACACTAAGAAAGAAGATCCCTCGCGGGATCTTACTTATGTCCACCATCGAAGCCTTTGCGGAAAGTTTCAGGAGATTAGCGATCCAAGATCGTTGTTTCCTTATATGATTCCAGAGGCCCGAACGGATAAAAGGGACATCGGCACCACAGGGTAATCGGACTCTTCCGGGTTTCCCTGTTAGAGGGGGGGTATTTTGAGTAGGATCAGTGGTTCCATCCCACCCTGCAGGTGGAACAGTCCCTTTTCGGGCGATAACTGTTAAAGGAAAATCGTTCGAAAGACATACCTTCTGGAGATCTTTGTAGTCTCTCTCAGAGATATACATCAAGTTCTCCGGATCGTTGGGATCCAGAACAACAAAAGGACGCTGACGCTGAAGGCGCCAATCGACTAGGTATCTCCAATCGTCGACCGTTCGGTCTAGGTGGTTAATACCGTTTACTTTTGAAGCTTGATCAGTATAGGCTTTATCGCCTAACTGTCGGCACAATAGTAGAGGGTTGCAAATCCCTGGAAACACAGCACGGGTCTGCCCAAGTAGGGTCTTTGTTAGGAAAATCATCATGATAAGTACTAATATCGATCTGAAGGACAGCACTTTCAGCTGCGAACTGGTCCACGAAAGGGTCGAATTCTCTTTCCTCTTACGAGGGGAGCAGGTCGACGGGTAGTCTGGACAGACTAGACCCACCTTTCGGGCAACCGCAAGCGGCGCCGTCCTGGCAGGTAACCTTAATCTCGTCTCATAGCATCGCAAAGGTGCCCGGATCCTGAGCCGTGTCCCTTCCTTGTGGTCTGTCTATTGAGCTGTTTACTCGGGTGGAGATCGGAACCCAGCTTTTGCTGCCGATATTCCCCCTGGGATCAGCCTTTCGGGCGCCCCCAAGAAGCTCACGTGCTTTTGCAATTCCAAGGCCCCGGGTAGGGTCTACTCATAGACCCGCCCTCCTTAGACCTAGATGTGTATGCTTAGCACATCTAGCGTGCCCCCTCAGAGCCCCTAGTCTTCCGACTAGAGGGTAAGGGTCATCCTTACCGAGCCAGACCTTGGGAGGGACTTGGTGTCTTCACCAGGTCACTACCTCGAAACCCCTTTACGGGTGTCTGAATCAGGGCGGGATCCTCTTACCAAAGGCTATTATCCTTTAAGCAGGGTGGATCCTCTTTTCGTTTCTTTCCCTTCTACAGTCCTCGATCCATTTCATGTGCCTTGTCATGGACATCCTTCTCTCTCCCACCAAAGTCGTTATCTTACGATGATGGGGTCTATGTGTTCCTTCATAGACAAGTTGGAGCCGAGATAGGTGACCAGCCGATACTTCTTCCATTACTGGAGTACTCATCAGCATGAGCCTCAGAGGGACTAGGCGCCTTATTACAGGTGTTTCCTAGCTATCCCCTTTCATAACTCTGAGTGGATGGGTTGGAGGCTTGCGTCGAAGCCATGTTAGAGATTAGGTCCACATCCCAAACCGGTGGGAACGCCGGGGCGGATGCCCTCCTGGGAAACCGGGACTCTCGACGACCTTGGTACAAACCCAAAAGCCGCCTAGCAGGCTAAAAGACCACTTGCGTGGACCCTTTGCCCCTCAGGACTCGTCCTGACGCGAAGGGAAGGCTAGCCTCCGGGGTTTCGCAGTCTCGCAAACTGCGCGGAGGTCCAGGTCATTCACATGGCCTGGGGGCT